TAGTTGAAAATCGTTATAAGAAACCATACAAACAGAATAGGCGCCGTGGTTATGACTGGCGCTTGTTTATGACATTTGATAAACCAGGTACTTGGCAAGAATATGTTTAATAAAGTGTTTACAACTACACAGTTTTATTATAGTATAGACAAGAATTAACCAATAAAGGGAATAATTAATGAATGTAATGGACAAACTAAAGAAGAACTCTAAATTAGATCATACATCTATTTTAGCAGAGTCTAAGTTCTTTAATGAAAAAGATTTTATCCCAACAGAAGTACCAATGATCAATGTGGCACTATCAGGTGAAGTTGATGGCGGTTTAACACCCGGTCTTACAGTTCTTGCTGGTCCTTCTAAGCACTTCAAGACTTCATTTGCTCTTATTATGGCTTCGGCTTATCTTAAGAAATATCCTGAAGCAGTCTTGTTGTTCTATGACTCAGAATTTGGGTCACCCCAGACATACTTTGAAACCTTTGGGATTGATACATCTCGTGTATTGCACACTCCAATTACCAATGTTGAAGAACTTAAGTTTGATCTTATAGCTCAGCTTGACAATTTGGATCGTGACGACCGAGTATGTGTTGTGATTGACTCAGTGGGCAACCTTGCCTCTAAGAAAGAACTTGAAGATGCTATCAATGAGAAATCAGTTGCTGATATGTCTCGTGCTAAGGCATTAAAGGGCTTGTTCCGCATGTGTACACCATATCTCAATATGAAGAATATTCCATTGATTGCTGTAAATCATACTTATATGGAAATTGGGCTATTTCCCAAGGCTATTGTATCTGGCGGCACGGGGATCACATATTCAGCGGATAACATTTGGATTTTGGGTCGGCGTCAACAGAAGACTGGCCAAGAAGTCACTGCATATGAATTTGTCATTAATGTTGAAAAGTCTCGGTACGTTAAGGAAAAGTCAAAAATTCCCATCACGGTATCATGGGACGGTGGTGTTGAACAATGGTCTGGTTTGCTTGATGTTGCTTTAGCGGGTGAATATGTCGCCAAACCTAGTAACGGTTGGTACTGTAGAGTAGACCGTGAGACGGGTGAATTGGTTGATCCAAAGGTACGGATAAAAGACACACTTAAGTCTGAGTTCTGGGAGCCTATTCTTAATGATACAGACTTCAAAGAGTACATTAAAAAGGGCTATCAAATCGGCGGCGGATCTATTATTGAGTTCGAGGGGGACTTAGTTGAATAATATTGAAGAAATTATTCTCAATAAACTTATTAATGATGATAACTTCATACGAAAAACTTTACCTTATATCAAACTAGATTACTTCACGGGTGATCATAACAAGCTAACTTTTACACTCATTAATAAATATTTTGAAAAGTATAATAACAGACCATCTTCTGAGGCCCTATTAATTGACTTGGATGATATTAGTGTTAATCAGCAGGTTTATGATCAAACAGTAGATGTTATCAAAAAGTTAGACCAAAAGCTTGATGTAGAAGATGATTGGCTAATAGATAAGACTGAAGAATTCTGTAGAGATAAAGCAATCTATAATGCCATTATGAAATCAATTGGTATCATAGATGGTGAAAGTGATGAATCTCGTGGTTCTATACCTAATCTATTACAAGATGCTTTGGCTGTTTCGTTTGATAATCATATCGGTCATGACTTTATTGATGATGCTGAGGCTAGATATGACTTTTATCATAGTGTTCAGAGTAGAATACCACTTTCATTAGAATGGCTCAATAAAATTACTCGAGGCGGTTTCCCTAGCAAGACACTAAATCTTATCATGGGTGGTACTGGTACCGGTAAGACTTTGATTATGTGCAATGAAGCTGCAAATAATCTAATGGATAACAAAAGTGTTCTTTATATCACATTGGAAATGGCTGAAGAACGAATTGCCGAACGAATTGATGCTAATCTGATGAATGTTCCATTGGATAAGCTTGAAGACCTAGATAAAGATCAGTACATAAGAAAACTTGAAAAGATTAATGCAGGTAAAATTGGTAAGCTTATTATCAAGGAATATCCTACGTCTTCAGTTGGTGCTAATCATTTCAGACATCTTTTGAATGAATTGAAGCTTAAGAAGAAGTTTGTACCTGATATTATCTATATTGACTATATCAACATCTGTGCTTCATCTAGAATTAAGGCTGGTTCTACCGCTAATTCATATACTATTATTAAGGCAATTGCCGAAGAATTACGAGGGTTGTCTGTAGAGTTTAATGTACCTGTTGTAAGTGCTACTCAAACAAACAGAACAGGCTTTTCAAATTCTGATGTAGATCTTACTGATACTAGTGAAAGCTTTGGTCTTCCCCAGACGGTTGACTTTATGATCGCGGCTATAACAAGTGATGAATTAGAAGAACAAGGTCAAATCCAATTCAAACAGTTGAAGAATAGATATAGTGATATATCAACCAACAAGCGATGTTTGATAGGTATTGATAAATCTAAGATGAAACTATACGATATTGAAGATTATGCACAAGAGGATATACCAGTAATGGATAATACAACATTTGTAGAAGAAAATATTCATAGGCATAAGAAAACAGTCTTTGAGGAGTGGAACTAATGGAATTCATCCAAGCAAGTGAAAGCTATATCCTTATCTTTAATGATGGTGTATATACAATCATTGAAAAGTCTCAGGATATAGCAGTGTTTAGATGTACCGACAGGGAAGAAGCCGAAGATGTTTTCGATAATATAGATGAAACATCATTTGAAGGTTTCACTCCTAGATTTATTTTAGAGGATATACCAGATATTACTGAGTAAAGAATGAGTCAGGGATCAAGTCGAAAAACAAATACATGAAACCACTTAAAAGTCAAGTTAGTAATCAAGTCAAGAATAAAGTCTTGAATCAAGTCTGGTATCAAGTTTATGATCAAGTCTGGTATCAATTCAGGGATCAAGTCAGGTGGCAAGTCAAGGATCAAGTCGAGTGGCAAGTCTGGGATCAAGTCAGTGATCAAATACATGAAAAAAATATTTTAAAAAATGTAAAATAGTTGTGTACTTTTCAAACCAGTGTGCTATTATAATAGTATAAGGTTTAAACAAAAGGACAACCTACCATGACTAACTTCACCAATGAAAACATCCTGAAAGATGGTAACTCTATCTATTATGCACCGGATGGCTGGAACACTCCTTGGTCAGAACGGATGTTCCTTGGCCGCTTTAAGTATTCCACTAGCCCTTTTACAATGAGCAAGTTTAAGACCCAATTGAAAAAGCGGTTTACGGTTGAAGCATATGCTGCTAAGCGTGAACTTGGTCTTGCTCCTCTGGAAATTCTTAAGGAAGATGATCCGGTTTGGTATGACAATATTGTTTACAAATTTAATAATACTTTATATTATTAAAGGGTTAATAAATTAAGGGCACGTGGCGAAATCGGTAAACGCATCAGACTTAAAATTTGACGGGAAACCTTGCGGGTTCGAGTCCCGCCGTGCCTACCAGTTTAAGGTCCCTTAGCTCAGTTGGTAGAGCAACTGACTTTTAATCAGTGGGTCGCTGGTTCGAGTCCAGCAGGGATCACCATTTTACTCCTGTAGCTCAATGGTTAGAGCTGACCGCTCATAACGGTTAGGTTAGAGGTTCGAGTCCTCTCGGGAGTACCAACATCAAAGGACAGTGGGTTCGATTCCCACCGTCCGCTCCAGATAAGGATGGACTATAATGAACATATTCTATCTAGATGAGTCACCTAACGTATCTGCTCAATGGTTGGTAGATAAGCATGTAGTAAAGATGATACTAGAAACTGCCCAACTATTATGTACTGCCCACCGAGTATTAGATGGTAAACAAATAGATAGTATTAAGAATGGTAGGAAATACAAAAATTACATACTTGAAGATTCTAGGGATGATATTTTATATAAGGCTACTCATGTTAATCATCCTAGTTCGGTTTGGGCCAGGGAATCGGTTGAAAACTATCTTTGGTTGGTAGAACACTTCTTTGCTCTAGGTGATGAATATACTCACCGATATGACAAGCGCCATAAAAGTATTATCAAATTAGGTCTTACTGTACAGAATCCTCCTCATGGTTTACGTGATTGGGATATGACTAAAATGCCATGTGCTATGCCAGAAGAGTATATAGTGAGTGATGATCCGATTACAAATTACAGAGAATACTATTCTAAAGGTAAAACAGACTTACATACTTGGACTAATAGGGCCAAACCAGATTGGATATAAATACATTTAAAAAAAGAGTAATTATATCCCATGGCTACATTAAATACTAAAACAACATCAGGTTTACCAGCTTGGCAAAAATACATTAGTAATAACCCAAAGTGGTCAGATTTAGTATTAAAAATAGAAAACAAAATGAATGCAACCATGCTTGATCCTTCAGGCAAAAAGGATCTTTTTGTTTTGAAAGAAAAAGAAGAAATAACATTAACTTCAAACAAGACTAAAACTATAGGTAAATTACAATATGCCGCTATAAAATATAATGGTAGATCTGGTTTAGTACCTATCAACAAAATACGTAAACCAACTAACACAGATGTGTTGAAAGAGGAGACAATTGCCTTAAATAAATTAGATGAACTGATTAAGGATATTGTTAAGTCAGTTGGACCGTTTGATATGGTTATAAAAAATGATCCTAAAAGAAAAGTTTATCATAATATTATAGGTACCAGAAACACAACAGAAAAAGTATTAGGCAGAGAAGCCAAATCAGATTTTAATATTATTAGCACCGCCGGCGATGAAATTTTTATTTCACACAAAAAAGCCGGGGGTGCTGAAGCATTTCAACAATATGGTGGATTATCTTCTAAGGCCGGTAGAAAAATAGAAACTCATAAAGAAGTTCTCTCTTTCCTACGAAAGGCTACATCATATATTGAGGATAATAAGCTAATTCAACCAATATACTCATACATACAAAGTGATGATTTAATTAATATGGCAGTCTTTGGCCATGATTATGGAGGACCATTTGGCATAGATAATGTAACAATTATTGGCCAAGGCCAAGCTATTATAAAGGCGTTAAATAGGGATGATAATTTATATGAATTGAATTTTACTAATCATTTAGTTCATAATGGAAATGCTAAAGAATTTAAGCAACCATCCTATAAAGCTATATTAGGTGCAACTTACAGATCTGGTAGGAGTTTTATATCTGATAATATAAAGTATACGGGCGCGCGCGTGGGTATATACCCAGAAAAAATGATCATAAATAGAAATGGTGCCACGGAGATATAAATGCTTAAATTTAATACATACCTAGTCGAACAGCAAAATACTCATATGGAGCACATTGAAGACGAATTGTTCAATCATGGTGTAAAGGGTGCTAGGAAGTCTATTAATTTCTTACGTGATATCCGAAA